TTTTTCCCGGACGTGGATCCCTCTCGGGTGCGTGAACTGATGCGCCTTGAGCAGACGGTTTCCGACGCGCGTCTGCGCAACGCCATCAAGACCGGCATGGCGGAAACCAATGCGGAGCTGTACGACTACCGGCTGCGCCAGATTGCCGCAGGGTTTAAGCAACTGGTCGACGTGCCAGACGCCGAGGAAATCGACGGCGAGAATGTGCGCATTTTCCACTACCTGAGCGCCGTGACGGCGATGGCGACCGCCACCCTGTATGAACGTTATCGCGGCGTTGAGGCGACCGGCAAGGGTGACAAAAAAGCGGACAGCGTCGAAACCACCATTGATGACCTTTGGCGGGATATGCGCTGGTCGGTTGCCCGACTGCAGGATAAGCCGCGCTGCATCGTGGGCCAGCTCTGATGCGGGTCTATGCACTGCAGGGCGACACCCTCGACGCGCTGTGTGTTCGCTATTACGGGCGCACCGGGGGCGTCGTTGAGACGGTGCTGCAGGCAAATCCCGGTCTGTCTGAGCTCGGTGTCATTCTGCCGCACGGCACGGCGATTGACCTGCCTGACGTTGATACCGCCCCCACGGCGGAGAGTCTGAACCTATGGGAATGACGATGGAAAAAATCAGCACCTTTATCACTTACTGGCTGGCGGTGTTGCTGGCGTTTTTTGGGGCGCAGACGCCTGAAAAACTGGCGCTTGGTGTCGGCAGTCTGTGTGCCATTTTTACGGCGGCGGTCAATTTCTGGTACCGGCGCAAAACCTTCCGTTACCTGACCGATATGGGAATCGACAAAGGGGTGACCCGTGAGCTCAATCGTTAAACGTTGCAGTGTGGCCGTCGTGCTGGCGCTGGCAGCACTGATGCCTGACTTTCGTCTGCTACATACCTCGCCTGATGGTCTGGCACTGATTGCCGACCTTGAAGGGTGCCGGTTGCGCCCCTACCAGTGCAGCGCGGGCGTGTGGACGTCAGGTATCGGCCACACTGCCGGGGTGGTGCCGAAAGGCGATATTACCGAGCGGCAGGCGGCGGCAAATCTTGTCGCTGACGTACTGACTACAGAGCGTCGTCTCGCGGTCTGCGCCCCGGTCACCATGCCGCAGCCGGTTTATGACGCGCTGGTCAGCTTCTCTTTTAACGTCGGTACCGGTGCGGCCTGTCGCTCGACGCTGGTCTCGTTCATCAAGCGCCATCAGTGGTGGCAAGCCTGCGACCAGCTCACCCGCTGGGTGTACGTCAACGGTACTAAAAACAAAGGGCTGGAAAACCGCCGCGCGCGGGAACTGGCGTATTGCATGAAAGGAGTAACTCAATGAAAAAATATTTACGTTCCCTGATGTTCGATGCCCTGCTGGCACCGGTTCTGCTTTGGGGGCTGGTATCACCGCAAAGTACGGCAGTTAACTTTGTCGTTGCGTGGGCGCTCTTTAGCAGTCTGGTCTGCATTATGGCAAGCCTTGCCGGTGTCGTTGCATATGACCACTGGCAGCGACATACGAGCAAAGGTAAGCCCCTGAATACCGACTTAATGAAGGTGTTCCGCGCGGTAATCTGTCGCAAGCCGTCGAAGGGGCGTCGCGCATGGTCTCTCATTGTTTTCGCTGTTACCACGGGCTGTTTGCTCGGGGCTGGCTGGATCCTTACCGCTCTGGTGTACCTGCTTTGTGCTCTGACCTTTAAGGCCGTTCGGGAGACTTACCGCCAGCGTATTGAGGGGGCTGACCTGTGTCCCGATACATTGTGACGCTGCTGGCTGGCGTGTTGCTGTTAGCCGTACTCGGGCTGCTTTGGCTGCGCCATGAGAACGGCAATCTGTCCCGCTCCTTTGAGACCGCAAACCGCGTCGCCAGTGAGCAGAAAACCACAATCGGTATGCTGAAAAACCAGCTCAGTGTTACCGGCCAGCTTGCCCGACGCAATGAGTCAGCGCAGGTGGCGCTGCGCGAACAGCTCGCAAAGGCCAGTGCAGAAGCCAGCCGCCGTGAACAGACCATAACGAGGTTACTCAATGAAAATGAAGCCTTTCGCCGCTGGTATAACGCTCCTTTGCCTGATGTTGTCCGTCGGCTGCACCTCCGCGCCGCCTGCGCCAGCGCCGGTGATTGTGGTCAGCGGATGCCCGAGGGTGAGCCTTTGCCCGATGCCAGGAAGTGACCCGAAAACCAATGGTGACCTGAGCGCAGATATTCGCCGCCTTGAGGGGGCGCTGACTGCCTGCGCGCTGCAGGTTAAAACCGTCAAACACTGTCAGGATGAACTCGATGCAGAAGCACAAAAGCCTGCGCAAAGCGCTGATTAGCGCCGTGCCGCAGCTTCGGAAAAACCCCGATATGCTGCACCTTTTCGCGGATAACGGGCATATCGATTCGCGCCTCGCGGCTTCGCTGTCGTTTGAAAAAATCTATCTGCTTAACGTGGTGGTGACTGACTTCACCGGTGACCTCGACCTGATTTTCGTGCCGGTGCAGGCGTGGCTGCGTGAGCATCAACCGGATATCACCACCACTGCCGACGGTCGCGAGAAGGGGTTCACCTGGCAGATTGATATCAATAACGACGATTCGCTCGATATCAGTATCAGCCTGAGGCTCACCGAACGCACGCTCGTCAAAGAGGTCGACGGCGCGCTGCATGTCAGCTATGCCCCGGAACCACCTCCGCCAGAGCCGGTGACGCGCCCGGTTGAGCTTTATGTTAACGGCGAGCTGGTGAGTAAGTGGGATGAGTGAGTTAACCGCACTGCAGGAGCGCCTTGCGGGTCTGATTGCCAGCCTGTCACCGGCGGCGCGTCGGCAAATGGCAGCAGAGATTGCAAAAAAGCTACGCACCAGCCAGCAACGGCGCATTAAGCGCCAGCAGGCACCCGACGGCACGCCGTATGCCGCCCGAAAGCGTCAGCCAGTGCGGAGCAAGAAAGGCCGCATTAAGCGCGAAATGTTCGCCAAACTGCGCACCAACCGTTTTATGAAAGCCAAAGGCAGCGACAGTGCGGCGGTGGTGGAATTTACCGGCAAGGTGCAGCGCATGACGCGGGTACATCAGTTCGGCCTCAAAGACCGGCCAAACCGTCACAGCCGGGATGTGCAGTACGAGGCGCGCCCGTTGCTCGGGTTTAGCCAAGACGATGAGCGGCTGGTTGAAGAAATCATCATCAGTCATCTCAGCAAATAAATATTGTGTGATCCATCACCGGAGCCGCACAAATTGGCGCAGCGACAGGGTCGGGGCATCCTTTCACTATGAATAATCTTTCCACGATACAGGAATTATCCCGCGCGATTCGCAACCTCATCCGCACAGGTGTGGTGACGGAAGTCGATACGGTGCAGGGCTTGTGCCGCGTGCAAAGTGGCGGCATCCAGACTACATGGCTGAACTGGCTGACCACCCGTGCTGGTCGTTCGCGGACGTGGTGGGCTCCCTCGGAGGGTGAGCAGGTAATGCTGCTGGCGATTGGCGGCGAACTCGATACTGCTTTCGTGCTGCCGGGCATTTTCTCCGACGATAACCCCGCGCCGTCTGCCTCGGCGGACGCATGGCATGTGACCTTTCCCGATGGTGCGGTCATGGAGTACGAGCCCGAGACCAGTGCGCTGACGGTCAGCGGTATCAAAACCGCCAGCGTCACGGCTTCGGAGTCCATCACGGCGACCGTGCCGGTGGTGGTGGTAAAAGCCGAAACCCGCATCACCCTCGACACCCCGGAGGTCGTCTGCACCAACAAACTGATAACGGCGACGCTTGAGGTGCAAAAGGGCGGCACGATGAAAGGCAACATCGAGCACAGCGACGGGTCACTGTCATCAAATGGCAAGGTGCTTCACCTGCATCAGCACCCCGGCGACAGTGGCGGGAAAACGGGAGCGCCGTTATGACCGTTCGCTATCTGGGAATGAACCGCAACACCGGGCAGAGTATCAGCGACATTGAGCACATCAGTCAGAGCATGCGCGACATTCTGCTGACGCCTGTCGGCTCGCGGGTGATGCGCCGCAAATATGGCTCGCTTCTGTCTGCGCTGATTGATATGCCACAAAACCCGGCGCTCCGGCTGCAAATCATGGTGGCGTGTTATTCCGCTCTGCAGACGTGGGAGCCACGTATCAGGCTTACATCTATCAGTTTTGAGACCGGCGACGCTGGCGAAATGTTTGTCGATATTACCGGGGGGCGCACCGATACCGGCGAGCCCGTTTCTGTCACTGTTTCACTGAGTTAAATCACTATGGCAACTGTTGACCTGAGTCAGTTACCCGTTCCCGATGTGGTGGAGGAACTCGACTATGAAACCATTCTTGCAGAGCGCAAAGCGACGCTGATTTCGCTCTATCCCGAAGACCAGCAGGAGGCAGTCGCTCGCGCGCTCGCACTGGAATCGGATCCGATTGTGAAGCTGCTGCAGGAAAACGCGTACAGGGAAGTTATCTGGCGTCAGCGTGTGAACGAAGCCGCGCAGGCGGTGACGCTGGCCTATTCCGCCGGTAATGACCTTGACGTCGTGGCCGGGAACAACAATACCGAGCGACTGACCATTACCCCGGAAGATGACACCACCATTCCGCCGACGCCTGCCGTCATGGAGTCTGATGCCGACCTCCGATTGCGCACGCAACAGGCATTTGAAGGGTTGAGCGTGGCGGGGCCGGTCGGGGCGTATGAATATCACGGTCGCAGTGCCGACGGGCGTGTCGCCGACGTCTCGGTCGAAAGCCCGACGCCAGCCTGCGTGACCATTTCCGTGTTATCCCGCGAGGAAGACGGCACCGCCAGTGCTGATTTGCTGGCAATCGTTGAAAAAGCGCTGAATGCCGAAGATGTGCGCCCGGTAGGCGACCGGGTGACCGTTCAGACCGCAGAAATTGTGCCGTACCAGATTGACGCGACACTCTACGTTTACCCCGGCCCCGAATCCGAGCCCATCAGGCAGGCGTCAGAGCAAAAGCTGCAGAGCTACATCAGTGCGCAGCATCGCCTCGGGCGTGATATTCGGCTGTCTGCTATTTATGCCGCGCTGCATGTGGAAGGGGTGCAGCGTGTCGAACTGGCAGCGCCACAGGCCGACATTGTGCTGAGTAAGTCGCAGGCGTCGAACTGCACTGAGCACCAGATAACAATCGGGGGCTCGGATGAGTGACCGGCTGTTACCCGTTGGCTCATCACCGCTGGAAGTTGCCGCCGCTGCTGCTCTCGCTGAGATTGAGCGCGTGCCGGTGCCGCTGCGCACGTTGTGGAATTGGCGAACCTGCCCGGTAAATCTGCTGCCGTATCTGGCGTGGGCGTTATCGGTTGACCGCTGGGATGAGAACTGGCCCGAAGCAACAAAACGCAGCGTCTGCGCGTCCTCGTTTTTCGTCCATCAGCACAAAGGCACCATCAGCGCCTTGCGTCGAGTGGTTGAGCCGCTCGGCTTTCTGATTGAGGTGCGCGAATGGTGGCAGCTTAACGAGGAGCCAGGCACATTCCGCCTCGTCGTCGGCGTGCTCGATAGCGGCATTACAGACGAAATGTATCAGGAACTTGAGCGCCTGATTGATGATGCCAAACCCGCAAGCCGCCACCTGACGGGGCTGGCTATCAGCCTGAGTGCGACCGGCGAGTTTTATGTCGGTTCGGCCTGCTACCACGGCGACGCGCTGACCGTCTACCCCTACACCCCCGAGGAGATTGTTGTCGGCGGTGAATATTACCCGGCCTCGGCCATTCATTTGATTGATAACCTGAGAGTGAACGCATGACGAAATTTTATGCCATTCTGACCAATCAGGGCGCGGCACGGCTGGCAAATGCGGCCGCGCTCGGCACTAAGCTCAACCTGACGCAAATGGCGGTCGGTGATGCGAATGGTGTGCTGCCTACCCCTGACCCGGCGCAGACGAAACTCATTAATCAGAAGCGTATCGCACCGCTGAATATGCTGAGCGTTGACCCGGCTAACACCAGTCAGATTATTGCGGAACAGATTATTCCCGAGAATGAGGGCGGTTTCTGGATCCGCGAAATCGGTTTGTATGACGACGACGGCATTCTGATTGCAGTGGCAAATTGTCCGGAAACGTACAAACCGCAACTGCAGGAAGGAAGCGGGCGCACTCAGACTATTCGCATGATTCTGATTGTGTCGAGCACGTCGGCAATCACTTTGAAAATCGACCCGTCGGTCGTGCTGGCAACGCGTCAGTATGTCGACGATAAGGTTATCGAGGTGAAAGCCTATGCTGATGACCTGATGAAAAAGCATCTTGAGGCCGCGAATCCGCATAGTCAGTATTTGCAGGCCGCAAAAAACCTTGAAGAAATCGCTAACGCAGGCGCTGCGGCGATAACAGCAACGCTGAAAAACCTAAAAATTGATGGTCTGGCTGCAACGCCGCGCTATCTGGTCAGCAAGGGTGAGAATGCGAATGGCTGGTATGAAATCTACAGTGACGGGTTTAAGCGTGTGGGGCAATCATGGTTTAGCGCACTGGCAATACCTACCCCTGCCAGCGGTGTCAGGATTAATTACCCGGTAAGTTTCACAACGAAACTGAATGGTCTCTTTGTCACCGAAAACGGAAATACATCCAATAACTTTGAATTCCCTAACCCTGCACAAATCGGCCTGACAGGTTTCAGCATGGCAACAATGGAGGCGACACTCGGGTCGTCACCGACAACCAGCTACGGGACGACATTCACGGGGTTTTATGTCGCGGAGGGGTATTAATATGTGGTACTGGAATCCAGTCGATTGTAATGAAGCACTGCCGGGCGTCCATGACTTAAAGGCGTGTGTGAAAATCATGGATGATAACCACCCGTTCAAAACTGATGAGATCCCGGAGGGGAAAATATGGGGCAGTGACGCCAGCGGGTTACCGGTATTGCTCGACCTACCAGAGCCAACGCAGGCCGAAATTATTGCAGCCGCAGAAGCTACGCGGGAAAGTCTCATTATCGAGGCAAAGGAAACAATCAGCCTGTGGCAGACCGAGTTGCAGCTCGGCATTATCAGTGATGAAAACAAAACCAGCCTGATTGCATGGGTGCAGTACATTCAGGCGCTGAACGCGGTCGACACGTCCACGGCACCTGATATCGAGTGGCCGGTTAAACCGGAATAATGCACGGCGGGCTGATGCCCGTCTTTTTTATGACTTGTTTATGTGCCATTCGCTACCCATCGCCGACAAATAGCCCCTCACCAGACCTGCCAGGACAATAACACTCGCCCACTAACCACGGAGTTAACCGGATGAGTGATTTTCACCACGGCGTGCAGGTGCTTGAAATTAACGACGGCACCCGCGTCATTTCCACGGTCTCGACCGCAATCATCGGCATGGTCTGCACGGCCAGCGATGCGGATGCAGAGACATTCCCCCTCAATGTGCCGGTACTGATTACCAGCGTGCAGGGCGCTATCGCAAAAGCCGGGAAGTCAGGCACGCTTTCAGCTTCCCTGCAGGCTATCGCCGACCAGGCTAAACCCGTCACCGTCGTCGTGCGCGTGGCCGAAGGTGTCGACGATGACCCGGTCGCGGCACAGGCGCAGACCATTTCCAATATCATCGGCGGCACGGATGAAAACGGTCAGTACACCGGCATTAAAGCGCTGTTAACTGCCGAAGCCGTCACCGGCGTCAAGCCGCGCATTCTCGGCGTACCGGGTCTCGATTCGCAGGAGGTCGCGACCGCGCTCGCGTCGGTCTGTATCAGCCTGCGTGCGTTTGGCTATATCAGCGCATGGGGCTGTAAGACCATTTCCGAGGCGATGGAGTATCGCGAGAATTTCAGCCAACGCGAGCTGATGGTCATCTGGCCTGATTTCCTGTCATGGGATACCACCAAAAACGAGACCGACACTGCCTACGCCACTGCGCGTGCACTCGGTCTGCGCGCGTATATCGACCAGACGGTCGGCTGGCACAAAACTCTCTCTAACGTTGGCGTGCAGGGCGTCACTGGTATCAGTGCCTCGGTCTTTTGGGATTTACAGGCATCCGGTACCGATGCCGACCTGCTCAATGAGGCTGGGGTGACGACGCTGGTACGTAAAGATGGCTTCCGCTTTTGGGGTAACCGCACCTGCTCTGATGACCCGCTTTTCATCTTCGAAAACTACACCCGTACGGCGCAGGTACTGGCCGATACAATGGCAGAGGCGCACATGTGGGCGGTCGATAAGCCCATTACGGCCACGCTCATTCGTGACATTGTCGACGGCATTAACGCCAAATTCCGCGAGCTGAAAACCAACGGCTATATCGTGGACGGTGAATGCTGGTTCGATGAGGAATCGAACGACAAAGAGACTCTCAAGGCCGGGAAATTGTACGTCGATTACGACTACACCCCCGTTCCGCCACTCGAAAGCCTGACCCTGCGCCAGCGTATCACCGATAAATATCTGGTGAATCTGGTCGACTCGGTCAACAGCTAAGGAGCCTGAAACAACATGGCCTTACCCCGTAAACTCAAACTCCTGAATATGTTTAATGACGGCCTCAGCTATATGGGCGTCGTTGAATCCGTGACGCTGCCGAAGCTGACCCGCAAACTCGAAAATTATCGCGGTGGCGGTATGAATGGCGCGGCGGCGATTGACCTCGGTCTCGACGATGATGCGCTAACCGTCGAGTGGTCGCTCGGTGGCCTGCCTGATGTGGCGCTGTGGGCGCAGTATGCCGCGCCGGGCGCTGATGCCGTACCGCTGCGCTTTGCTGGCTCTTATCAGCGAGACGACACCGGCGAGACGGTCGCGGTTGAGGTGGTCATGCGTGGCCGTCACAAAGAAATCGACGGCGGCGAGCTCAAGCAGGGAGAGAACAGTTCAACCAAGCTGAGCACCGTCTGCACCTATTACCGGCTCTCGATTGACGGTAAAGACGTCATTGAGATTGATGTCGTGAACCTCGTCGAAAAGGTCAACGGCGTCGACCGCATGGAACAGCACCGCCGCAATATCGGTCTGTAAAACCCTGACCGGTCAGCACTGCTGGCCGGTGATTAACCCCATTCAGAGCAGAGAAAAACATCATGGCAAAAGCACCACGCAAAACCCCTGAATTTGTTGACGCGACCGGCACCGAAATCGACACCGTAAACCCGAACGTCGTGACCCTCGATAAGCCGATTAAGCGAGCAGGTCAGACGATTGATACAGTCACTCTGATTGAGCCGAATGCCGGAACCCTGCGCGGCGTCAGTCTGGCAGCGGTGGCAAATTCCGAAGTCGATGCGCTGATTAAAGTGCTGCCGCGCATGACCTATCCCGCGCTCACCACGCAGGAACTTACCGCGATGAATCTGCCCGATATGTTGCAGCTTGCCGGTAAGGTGATCGGTTTTTTGTCTCCAGTTTCGGTGGAGTAGATTTTCCGCCTGACCTGTCAACCGATGACCTGATGGCGGATATCGCAGTGATTTTCCACTGGCCGCCGTCAGAGCTCTATTCCCTGAGCCTGACAGAGCTCCTCACATGGCGCGACAAAGCGCTCCAGCGTAGCGGACATTCAAATGAGTAATAACCTACGGCTTGAGGTTTTGCTGAAAGCGGTCGACCAGGCGACCCGACCGCTTAAATCCATTCAGACCGCGAGTAAAGCCCTGACGGCAGATATTCGCGACACACAAAAAGGGCTGCGTGACCTGAACGGGCAGGCGGCAAAAATCGACGGATTCCGAAAAGCAAGTGCGCAACTGGCCGTGACGGGTCAGTCGCTGGAAAAGGCGAAGCGTGAAGCCGAGGAACTTGCCACCCAGTTTAAAAACACCGAGCGGCCAACGCGTGCGCAGGCACAGGTGCTTGAATCGGCAAAGCGTGCGGCTGATGGTCTACAGGTGAAATACAACAGCCTCACCGAGTCGGTGAAACGCCAGCAACGCGAGCTCGGTGCGGCGGGAATTAATACCCGTAACCTCGCGAATGATGAGCGCGGATTAAAAACCCGCATCAGCGAGACGACTGCGCAACTCAACCGACAGCGCGAGGCACTGGCAAAGGTCAGTGCGCAGCAGGCGAAATTAAACCGGGTTAAAGAACGTTATAAATCAGGAAAGGAACTGGCCGGTAATATGGCTGCAGCCGGGGCTGCAGGTGTCGGCATTGCGGCGGCGGGAACAGTCGCCGGGGTGAAGTTATTAGCCCCCGGCTACGAGTTTGCACAGAAAAACTCTGAGCTGCAGGCCGTGCTCGGTGTTGGCAAGCAGTCACCAGAAATGCAGGCACTACGTAAGCAGGCGCGAGACCTTGGTGACCACACGGCGGCCTCAGCTGGAGACGCAGCCAGCGCGCAGACCATTATCGCCAAAGGTGGTGGTGATGCTGCAGCGATTGCGGCGATGACACCCGTAACGCTAAATCTGTCACTGGCAAACCAGAAAACAATGGAGGAAAACGCCCAATTATTGCTGGGGACAAAAGCGGCATTTCAGCTTTCAAACGATGCGGCCGCACATATAGGCGACGTACTTTCAACCACTATGAACAAAACTACCGCCGACTTTCAGGGGCTCAGTGATTCCCTGAGTTATCTCGCGCCGGTGGCGAAAAACGCAGGCGTCAGCCTTGAGCAGGCGGCAGCGATAACCGGGACGCTGCACGACAACAACATCAGGGGCTCAATGGCCGGGACGGGAGGCGCTGCAGTTATTAGTCGCCTGCAGGCTCCGACAGGTAAAGCCTATGACGCCATCAAAGAACTCGGAGTTAAAACAACTGACAGCAAAGGCAACACGCGTCCGCTGTTCATGGTGCTGAAAGAAATTCAGGCCAGCTTTAAGCGCAATAATCTTGGTACCGGTCAGAAAGCCGAATATGTAAAAACCATTTTCGGCGAGGAGGCCATGAAGTCGGCTAACGTTCTTATGGCTGCAGCCGCCAGCGGTAAGCTCGATAAACTAACTGCAACGCTGAAAGCCTCAGACGGAAAAACCGCAGAGCTTGTTAAAATTATGCAGGACAACCTCGGCGGAGATTTTAAAGAGTTTCAGTCAGCGTATGAGGCAGTCGGTACCGATCTTTTTGACCAGCAAGAGGGCTCGCTGCGTAAGCTCACGCAAACTGCGACACAGTATGTGCTCAGGCTCGATGGCTGGATCCAGAAAAATAAGGGGCTAGCGGAAAGTATCGGCATCATTGCCGGTGGCGCACTGGCGCTGATTGGCATTATTGGCGGTATTGGCCTCGTCGCGTGGCCGGTGGTCATGGGAATTAATGCCATTATCGCCGCCGCTGGCGTGCTGGGTACGGCTTTCACTGTTGCTGGTAGCGCCATTGTGACCGCACTCGGTGCGATTACATGGCCGATTGTGGCAATCGGGGCGGCATTCGTCGCTGCAGCGTTACTTATCCGTAAATATTGGGAGCCCATCAGCGCATTTTTCTCAGGCGTCATTGAGGGCATTATGAGCGCCTTTGCGCCGGTCGGGGAAATGTTCGCGCCGTTGGCCCCAATGTTTGACGGGCTCGGCGAAAAGCTGCGCGGCGTCTGGCAGTGGTTCAAAGACCTGATTGCACCGGTCAAAGCCACGCAGGAAACGCTCGATAGCTGCAAAAATGTTGGCGTCATTTTTGGGCGGGCGCTGGCTGATGCGCTTATGTTGCCATTGAACATTTTCAATAAGCTGCGTGGCGGTCTCGACGTAATTCTCGAAAAGCTCGGTCTCGTTAAAAAGGAATCGAGCGGTATTGATGCAGAGACAGCAAAAGCGCCGCCAGTTGGTCAGGGTGGAGGGTACATTCCGACAACCAGCTCGCTTGCCGGGTATCAAGGTTATCAGCCAGTGACGGCTCCAGCCGGTCGCACCTACATTGACCAGAGCAGCCCAACCTATCAAATAAACCTGCCGGGTGGTGGAGCTCCGAACGGTCAGCTAGGGAACCAGTTGCAGGATGCGTTAGAAAAATATGAGCGCGACAAGCGAGCAAAAGCCCGCGCCAGCATGATGCACGACTAAGGAGGCTGAATATGATGCTTGCTCTTGGAATGTTTGTGTTTGAACGTCGCACCCTGCCTTATCAGTCGATGCAGCACTCGAAGGATTATCGCTGGGCGTCAAATGACCGGGTTGGCAAGCCGCCTGCGTATCAGTTTCTCGGCGAGGGGGAAACCTCCCGCCAGCTTGCTGGTACGCTTTACCCTGCCATTACCGGCGGCCGCATATCCCTGCAGACTGTCGAACTGATGGCCGATGAGGGCAGGGCGTGGCCGCTGATTGAGGGAACCGGCAACATTCTCGGGATGTATATCGTCGATAAGGTGTCGACCACGCACGCCGAGTTTTTCAGCGACGGCGCGGCCAGAAAGATTGATTTTACGCTGTCGTTAAAGCGGGTCGATGACTCCCTGACTTCGATGTTTGGCGACCTGAATAAGCAGGCCAGTGAGCTCCTCGGCTCTGCCGGTAATCTGACGGGGCAACTGCAGGGCGCACTCGGAGGGCTGACCGGATGATTACCGGCATGACCATTGACGCCGGTGCCAGTCTCGCACCGGCATTTATGCTGACACTGAACAGCCAGGACATTACCAGCAATTTTAGTGACCGGCTGATTTCACTCACCATGACCGACAACCGGGGTTTTGAGGCTGACCAGCTCGACATCGAGCTCGATGATACTGATGGAAAAGTCGAGCTGCCCCTGCGCGGCGCTGTGCTGACGTTGTGGCTTGGCTGGCAGGGCTCGGCGCTTCTGAATAAGGGAAATTTCACGGTCGATGAGATTGAGCACCGGGGCGCACCTGACACCCTGACTATCCGGGCGCGCAGTGCTGATTTTCGCGGTACGCTCAATTCCCGGCGCGAAGAATCATGGCATGACACCACGCTCGGCGAACTGGTCAGTACCATTGCGAAGCGCAATAAACTGACGGCCAGCGTCGCGGATGCACTGAAGAAAATCCCGGTACCGCACATCGACCAGTCGCAGGAGTCCGACGCAGTATTCCTGACCCGACTGGCTGACCGTAACGGGGCGGCGGTATCAGTGAAAGCGGGGAAATTGCTGCTTCTGAAAGCTGGGGGTGCGACGACGGTCAGCGGCAAGCCCGTTCCGCAAATGACGCTGACCCGAAGCGACGGCGACCGCCATCAGTTTGCTATCGCTGACCGTGGAGCTTATACCGGCGTAACCGCTAAATGGTTGCACACTAAAGACCCGAAGCCGCAAAAGCAGAAAGTGACGCTGAAACGCCAGCCAAAAGAGAAGCACCTGCGAGCACTGGAACACCCGAAAGCGAAGCCGGTCAGCAAAAAGACAGCGGCCAAAAAAGAGCAGGAAGCTCGCGAGGGTGAGTATATGGCCGGTGAAGCCGAGAACGTGCTGGCGCTGACGACGGTCTACGCATCAAAGTCGCAGGCGATGCGCGCCGCTCAGGCTAAGTGGGATAAGCTGCAGAGAGGTGTTGCGGAGTTTTCAATTACGCTTGCGCTCGGTCGTGCTGATTTATTCCCTGAAACGCCTGTGCGCGTATCAGGCTTTAAGCGCGTCATAGACGAGCAGCCATGGTTAATCAGTAAGGTAACTCACAGCCTGAATAATAGTGGCTTCACGACGGGCTTAGAGCTTGAGGTTAAGCTTTCTGATGTGGAGTACAGCGCGGAAGATGATGATGGGTGATTTTTATTTATCTGTTTGTTATATAATGGTTTTTTGCTAAAATTAACGCATCAGCCAAACCGCCGAGGTGCTTAATATGTTTCATTGCCCGTTATGCCAACATGCTGCGCATGCGCGCACAAGCCGTTACATGACCGATACGACTAAAGAGCGTTATCACCAGTGTCAGAACGTGAACTGTAGCGCGACATTCATCACGTTCGAGTCGGTGCAAAGATACATTGTTAAGCCGGGAGAGGTTCAGGCTGTCAGGCCGCACCCGTTATCATCAGGCCAACAAACTATGTGGATGTAACCACTGACAAAAACCCCGCGATTGCGGGGTTTTGTTTATTTTGACTTTGGCATTCCAAACATATGCGTTTTTGAGAGCATCAGTACTTTAGCTCTGTCCTCTGGTTCTTTACCCATTTCGTTACAGGTTGCGAGGGGTTGCTCGAGCACATAACCAAACGCCTTATGTTTATTCAGTACGTGCAATTCTTTAGTTGTTTTCATGTAGGAATCGGGTACATCTTTTGTCCAAACATCCATACAAAGCCCTGAGTTTATGACCGCGTCATAAATTTCAGGTGTAACTTGGTTTGCGTCCAGAATGACAGTGATTACATTATCATTTTCTAATATTTCAATCGGCTGCCATGGTTTTAGCTGTTTTTGCAAGGTTTTTACGTTATTTGTTTGGGCGTGAGCGGTGAAAGACAAAAGAATGGCGAAGACTGTAATTATCGTTTTGAGGTTGAGCATGGAACATCCTTATTAAACATTAGCTTAAAAGTTGGTTATAACCTCTGAGAGATGAAAAACAAAGCCCCTGACAAGCAGGGGCTTTTTAGTCAATGTGGACGCTATGTGGACAGCGTAAGATATAAATCCATTTATATCAGTGTGTTGAGTGGTGTTTTGTGACACCATCCCTGTCTTCCCCCACATGATGTGGGGGTTTTTTTTATCAATCACTTACCTCTCAATCTAAGTAAATACAGCT